AAAACGCGCCTAAAGGTTTATTGGAAGCAGACAAGCCGCGCCCAAGAGCGCGCAGAATGTTCGAAGGTGGTCAAGACTCACTTAAGGCTGGCCAAGCCGCGGCAGCCGAAAGACTAGCCAAGAAGCGCGCAGCCGATCTTGCTCGTATGCAACGCGCTGAACTTGAAGCGGCTAAAAAGAAAGCCGCGCTAAATAAGGCTAATAGCCTATTTGATATTGAACAGACTCAAATTCTTGCAGCCCTCAAAGGTAAAATTACAGATGATGAGCGCAGGCGCTTAGAACTGCAACTTGCAGTTATCACAGGCAACTCAACCGAGGCTTCAAAACTTGCTTACGAATTAGCCAAGTCTCAAGGCTTAACTGAAAAACTGGCTCGTTACCTTGCAGATTTCCCAGTGCTTGATGGAAATCCAGTTGCCAATTTATTCTCCTAATACGCCATGATTGATTGTCCGATTATACCTGACTGAGTACCGATTATAAAGCCTTCAACGATCGGTTCTAGTGTAGTAATTACGCAACGCATGGAATTGGCTGTTATATCCCACGCGAAACCTTGAGCCTGTAGAGTCTTTTGTACTTGAGATCCGTCGGGCTGTTGATTGGTGATCTTTAAATTGCTGAAATAGTCCAGCCCTAAAATAGTTGCAGTAGGTACGGCTGGATCTAAAAGATCTATCGTCATAGCATCAATTCTCAAGTCTGTAGTGGCTCTCGTGGCCACGTAGATCTTAGCAATATTGAGCGCATCCGCATCTGTCTGGCAGACTAGATTTGCTTCATTAGATTGATGTGAGAAGTATTTGGCGATTGAGTCTAGGTTTTCTGCCAGTTGCGGTGATCCGCCTACGCGAGTAATCGACGTCGAATTTATAATTAATTTATCGTCAAAAGCCATGGCGAGTTGCTTATACGGTATTCCGCCTGTTTGATTGAATTCTATCGGTGTCTGTCCAGCCTTCTTAATCACGTTAGTGCGGTTAAGGAAAACGGCTGTACCCTCATGATTGATGAAGAATGCGCCCTGCTCTGAGAAGGCTGCATTGAGTAGCGCATCCAAGGTAGTTCTATTTGTTGCAGGATCAGCCACGCAGGTGGTGTTGCCAGTATCGATAATACGCATGGAAGTAGGCCACGACACCTGATCCAAAATCTTATTTATGCGTGTACCAGTATCTTGGCCAGCAGGCGTATCAGCCACGGTTGTGATGCCAGCCTGTTGCATAAGTCGGTAGGCATCGGTGCATTCAATATCTACGTAGCCTGTTTCCTGCCCTTGAGGGTAGGTGTAGTTGTAGGAAATTGTGTACCCTGAAAATAAGAAGTACCCAACGCCGCCTACTGTTGCTGAGATACGCAACTTACGCAGCGGTGTCAAATAGCCATAGTAAGGTGAGGCTGTGTTTTGCGGATTGAAGTAGGATAGAGGGTCTAGCACTCTCACGGTCGCAGTGCCAGCCTCGTAAGTATCGCGCATAATATTGCGACCACGACGGATTTTAATGCTGTACACGTCTGGAGTTAAATCGACGGTAGGTTCAGGTGTAGTAGTTGATGCGAGCGTACCAACGCCTAAAACACCGTACTTATCATCACCAATCGTGAAGGGAAATCCGAACGTCGCTCCGCTCGTAAAGTCGAATGAAACCGCTATCTGCGCAGGTAATGTCATTTAAAACTAGACTGCGTTCTCTCAAGCGCGATGATCTTGCCTGATAAATAGTTATTAGTCTGTACCTTAGAGACTGCTCCAACCATTTCCTGACCATCCAGAGTTACCTGTACGTTCACTACTGGAGTCTGTCCCATAGCCTGTTGTCCCATAGCGGTATAGCGAATTGTTGAAGCGATTGTTGCTGGAGAGTCACCTCGGGCAATACCTTGATCTACAATCGATTGATAAAGATTTTCAGCGGTTGCTGCAGGCGTTGAGGTAGCACTTGGAGTTGGAGTGCCAGCGGGTACAGGGATTTGTTGCGCAATCTTCTTGACCTGCTCTTCGATCTTTGTCAAATAAGATGCCCACGCTTCAAAAGGATTTTTGGCATCTGGGAAATCTGCAAGGTAACGAGCAAGTTTTTCAGTTAGGCCTTGAGACTTGGCTAACTCGTAAGCAAGTTTTGAAGCCTCGGTTGAGTTGCCTGTTATCACGGCAAGTTGCAGTTCTAAGCGCCTGCGCTCATCATCTGTGATTTTACCCTTAAGGGCTGCAAGGATTTGAGTCTGTTCAAGGTCAAATAAAGTATTAGCCTTATTCAACGCGGCTTTCTTTCTAGCCGCTTCAAGTTCAGCGCGCTGCATACGAGCAAGATCGGCGGCGCGCTTCTTGGCTAGTCTTTCGGCTGCGGCCGCTTGGCCAGCCTTAAGCGAGTCTTGGCCACCTTCGAACATTCTGCGCGATCTAGGGCGTGGTGACTCGGCTTCCAATAAACCTTTTGGTGCGTTTTTGTCAATCCATTGAAAGATGCCATAAATGCCTTTAAGTAAATCCACTGCAGGCTTTATCGCATCATAAGTATTTCGACCAAATTCAGCAATCTTAGTCATGGCATTTGAAGCATTTTCTGCAACTTCTTGCATAGTGTCTGCAAGTTCAGAAACGGTTTTATCTCCAGATAAGACCATCAAGGCATCGATCATGCCCTTGCCCAGAATTTCCTGAGCGTTGCCAGCGGCTTCGCCAAGCACGGCCATTTTGCCCGCGTAGGTTTCTAGGTACTTAGCGTTTGATCCTGCGAACTGCTTATTAAGTAAGGCTGAAATTTCAGCAAAACTTTTTGTTTTAAGTTCGTTTTGAGTAAGACCTAGATTGTATTTCTTAAGCCCTTTAGTAATGCCTATATAAGCATTTGAAAGATCCTGCGTTACGGTGGCAAGTTCAATACCGCTACCGCGAGAAGTGTCTAATGCTAGGTTAAATAATTCTTGGCTTTTTATGACTGACCCAGTAGTGGTCAATAATGACTGATAGGCGGCCGCTAAAGGCTCGCCTGCAATACCGCTCTTGGCAGAAATCTCATCTAGGTTCTTTTGGATATCTGCAGTCGATAAAGATAGACCTAAGTTCTTGACAGAGTTTGCTAATCTAGTGCTGGCCTTTTCGGCTTCAGCAAATGCTCTAACGCTGTTACGGCTAAATTGAACAATCGCACGTGCGCCAAGTGCAATACCGAATGCCGCGCCAAGTTTCTTAACTGAACCTGTTAATTTGCTCGTGGCGCTTTCTGCATCTTTAAAGGCTTTCTTACCAGTAAATTGCGTAACGATATCAATTACGATATTACTCATGCTGCTTCTCGTTTCAAATCAATCATGGTTGCACCCTTATTAAAACGAGCGGTTGCTTTCTCAATAGCCCTAAATACGGCGGCGTTCGCCTTGCCTTGATCCTCATTCCAAGCGCGGTAAATCAATCGACCGCGGCGCTTATTTTCGCCCTTCATTGTGCCAGAGTTGCTAATTGCATTGATGAAATGCTGACCTGCATTTGGATTAAATGAGTGGCTGTACTTATGGCTTGCTGATCCTTTTGGCCCAACCCACGGCTGCGCTTGCCCATTGTTAGCGCGGCCAGCGGTTTCGTAGATAGCACCTGCACGTGATGAGTTTTTAATTTGAAATACGCTTACGAAACCTGCACGGTTTGACTTAGTTATCTTATCGCTGTACTTGATGCCAGCCTTAACTTCAGATGGATTGAAGAAAGGAAACACGCCGCGGCGAAAGGCTGAAGTAGTTTTTGTAATCTTCTTGCCGCGGCTGCCCCTAATCCAACCTGTACGCAGTCCCATAATTTCTGATGGCACGTAACCTTTAGCGGCAGAAACTACAGGTTTAACTACGCCATAAATCTCACGGCGCATTTCTTTTTCTAAGGATGGAGAATATGCCCGCAAGGCTTTACGGAGTTCAATTACGCCTTTTACTTCGGTTGGCACTTTCGATCTCCTTTACTTCATCCTTGAGTGCATCCAGTAACGCCTGAAGCATTACCTGATCCAATTCCAATAAAACTTGCGGCGCGATCCCCAACCTAATGCTCAAGCGAGCGATCAGGTAGGTGAACGGAAGATCACGCCTTATTGCAAAGGGTCGGAGTCCAATACCTCAACAGTTTTAAGTGTTGCGATAAAGGTCTCCAGCCTTGCATCAACAGGTTCACCGCTGCGCTTTGTTATCTCATGGGCAAGCCAGTACACCATCGATTGCATTTCCTGTTCACGAAACGCTTTATGGAAACCAATCTTATAATGCTGTTCAAATAGGTACTCCATTAATGGGGTGATCTCACCCTTTAACTCTTTACCATCTTCGAACGTAATCTTTAATTGCGCCATGCTTTTGCCCCTTTGTTAGTTAGTTAGTTATTACCAAGTGCCAGTAGTGGCTACTGAGATTGAACCTGATACGTTAAATGTAATCGACTGGGTTTGTAGATCGCCTACAGCACCATTTACATCGGTAGTATTGTTCACCAAGACTAGGCCAGTGTAGATCGGGTTGCCCGCTCCAACTGCATAAGTAGTTGTATCAGTTGAACCAATAATCTTGAAATAAGCGTTAGTACCCCAGAGTGACTGAAGTGTCTGTAGAACGCCGCTTGTACCTTGATCGTTTAGGAAATCAACAGTGATTGTTGATGACTCAAGACCCTTGACGTATTTGTGACCTGTGTCACCGAGTGCACTGACCTCAAGTTCGTCAAATGCGCGGTTGATTGTGATGCTGGTCACAAATGATGATAGATCGATTGAAGCAGGGCTTGTTGAACCCAACTTAAGGCCTGCTTTGTTGTTGAGTAGAATTGCCATGCTTTATTCCTCATCTTTCTTAGTTGCTGCTTTTGGTGATGGTGTCTCTTTGATCTGACCAATTTTAATCAAGAAGGCCAGATCTTCCGCTGAATGGTCAGCCATTTTAACTCCAACTCGTAAGAATTCCCAGTTGCACGGTGCAACTGAGTAAGTCACCTGATACCGCATTTACCACGCTAGGCGCGCTAACGTTGCCGATATTATAGGTGAGTGAAGATGCCGCTAGTTTGTTAAAGACCGCAACTACCGTTTCTTCAATTCCGTTTAGGTTTCCTTCGTTGTCAAGCAACGGCAGGAAAATATGCAAATCAAAATTTGCCATAGGCGCAATTGAATTCTGCGCGTTATTGTTCGGGACAATATAAGGATCACTCGGATTTACTGTCACCGAATTTGCGATCGGTGTAGATGGCGGAAATGCAAATACAGAGTATTTTGTATTATCAACGAGTGCAGTGGCTATCGTTGTACGCAGGGTTGTGATGGCCGCTGTCATGTCAGCCTACTTGCGCTGAAGGTGAGAGATACGGCGCTATGAGGCCTCTGACACGTGCTACGAGCGTTGATGACATTGTAAATGGTGATGGACTGAAACCATCTACTGCCATGCCTTGACCGCTTGGCGCTTGACGTGCCTGCCAGATCGCAATAGCAATCATTAGGCTGGCCTCTTGAACCGCAGGGATCGTAGAATAATCTACGTAGGTATCGGCTGCGACTGTACCAAGCGGATTTACTGGATGATATGGCGCGGCAATATTATTATTCCCAGTGATCGCGTAGGTGATCGTGTGATTGCCTAATTCAGTGATCGTCTTTGAGCCATTATGCTTTGATCCGTTGCCAGTGATTGTGACCGTCTGACCTACGTAGAAAACGTCATATACTGAAAAATCAAAATACAAAGTACCTGTAGTAGTTGTATTGCTGTGTCCCATATTGTAATAGTTGTTATTCCATAGAAAAGGGATCAACACATTGTCAGAGGCATCACAGACTTCTTGCAAAACGCTGTCACTGTATAAAGTTCCAACGCCTAGTGCGCTGCGAAGTTCTGCAACTGTTGTGTATGACATTTGATCTCCTTTCTAAAGACAGGTGGGGTGTAAGGGCAACACCCCACCTGCAACTTAGTTTGTTACTTTATTATGCTGCGTTATTAAACTTAAACGCACCTGAGGCTGCTGATGGAGTCTTTGTCGCGATTGCGTAATATCCATAGTAACCAACTTCAACCTGACCTGTACCGACCTTGTCAGCACGAAGTTGTAGGCGAGGTGACTCGTACCAAGTGTATGAGTCACGGTTTAATACGATGATTGATCCGTCTGCAACACCTGTTAGTGAGTAATCAACGTAGAGGTCAAGTCCGAGAAGTGATCCACGTAGTGATTGTGAAACTGATCCCGCTGCGTTCATTGGCTGTGAGGCAACGAATAGTGGGCGATTTGATGAGTCCACCATGCCCATAATATTTGACCACTGTGTTGGTGATACAACTACACCTGTTGCAAAACGAAGTGTGTTTGTGTAGATGCTGTCAGATGCGCGAGCAATAAAGCCAGCCATTTCTGCGCCATCCCAAGGAAGTGTAATTGCTGTTCCGTCTGCGGCTGCGTTTGATGCAATCGCTGTACGTGCTGCAACGTTTGTTGTCTTAGCATACGCATCGGCCATAAGTGCCTGCAATTCTGAAAAGAATGCAGGAGATGTGCGGTCCAAGACCTCAACATCGAACAATTGCATGCCCGCTGCTTTTTTGACATCAACGTCAAGATATTCGATTTCAACCTGAGTATCACCAAATGCGCCCTTTTCGGCTACAGGTGCATCTACAGTAGGTACGGCCTTAACGCGAGGGATCTGGAATTTAAATCCTGCGTCAGGAAGTGAACCTGTAGAAATCGCATCAATTGTAGGACGGCCTGCAGTTGATTTGTTGTTAATAATTTCTGTAAGTTGGCGTGTTGGTACGAGACCTGCAACTTCAGTTGTTGTTGTATCTGATTCCGCGGCAATCCATTGACGTGCGTTTTCATTGCCAA